GTTGTTTTTCTCAGCCATCTGCAATTCAACAATCTTAGACTTGTTCTTAATGTCAGCTTCCTTCAGCATCAACTCAGCAATCTTGACTCGCTTGTCAAATTCCTTAGAGGCTTGGTCATCCTGATTGGGCAGATTCTTGGTCATTGCCGCCATATTCTTGGCTTGCATTTCTTGTGGCATTAACTGAGCCTCAACAGACAATTTCGTAGCTTCAGCACGATTTTGCTCTGCTTGAGTGGTGTTAACAGCAATCTGAGCCTGTGCCGCTTGCATTGCCAACTGTTGTTGCATCTGCTCCATCTGTTGTTGTTCAGGATTAGGTTGCATCATCTCATCTAGCTTGGCAATCAACTCCATTCTGTTGGACAAACTGCTGTTTCCTACGATTCCTTTGAGCAAAATAGGCAAAACAGGGGTATTTGCACCCAAAGTCTGCAATAAACCAATGAATTGCTGTTGTTCATACTCTCTAGCAATGATGCCTAAGGTAGCTGTAGGTATGAAATTCATGTCTACAGAGGGATAACGCTCTGGGTCAAACTGCATGAACCTGAAAGCCGCCTTTTTGATGAATGGAACAAGGAAATCTTCTTGGAAATTCACCAAAGTACGCTTGTATTTCTTGATGATAGAGGCAACAGCCATCGACATACCACCACCATCACGGCTAGATTGGGAAACCATGCCGTTAGAGTCCAGCGTACCAGTAGCCTGAAGCAACATACGCTCAAACTCTTTGGAAGTTGCTAGGTTATTGGGGTCATTTGAGCCAAATTTGAATGGATACAGGATCTCATTTGGGTTGCCATTGGTAAGAATCGCCTTACCAGCCTTGACTTCAAACTTCATACCACGGGGTAAGCGTGTGGCATCCATAGCAATCATCGGGGCAGTGGTCAAAGCAAGTGAATCCAAGTGAGCCCGAGTCTGAGCATCAATAGCTTTTTGCATATTGAAGGCTTTTTCCACTGTACCTCGCCCCAACAAACGATTAGGAACTGTATCGTCTTGGTAAGACATTACAGGTCTATCCCTCATCATGTAAGGGTTTTCTTCAGCCTTGAGCAACATACCATCGTTGGCAATCACGACAATCGCTTCAACCATATCGGCATAGTCTTCTGCTGCTGAATTCTCAGGAAACAATTCAACAATGTCTTTATTTTCTTTTAGGTTGTTGAGGTATTCACGGGGTACTAATCCGTAGTATGTAAGCAACAGTACCTTTTCATCTTGGTACTGGCTTACCTCTTGGGTAGGCTCTAGATCAGTATCTTCATAGGTAGGGGTAATGTCCACCTTGCGGTAGATACCTTTTTCAATGCCTTGCACAATCTTGTGAATACTGACGTATTTCTCTACAGCCACTCCTAGGCAATCGTCAATGGAAGTACCATTAGGGTCAAACAAGAAGTTCTTAGGATTGATAGGCATGATCTTGACAGAAATCCTGTCTCTTTCCATCACGCCAATAGCCGCTTGACCCATCTGATTAGGGATAGGCTGAGTCGATGGGATGTACTCTTTCTCAGTCTTGACAATGATCTCGCCAATACCTGTTCCATAGATTTCAGCCATCAATTCGATCTGGTCGATAGATTTTCTGATTTTGTCTTTCTTGAAATCTTCCATCAACTGCGCTTTAATCATCTCAACATCTATAGGGTTTCCACCTATATCTTGGATATTGTCTTCAATGTCAAAGAAGTCGCCTTGACCAAAGATAGCTTCCATGATCTCAGCATGGCGAGTCTCTACAGCTTGTTGGGTAGCAGGGGTAACGATACGGCTACGCTCAGACTCACGGGTCTTGTCTTCAGAAGCCCATTGACCACGGAAGATGCGCTCATATTCCAGCCAATCAGGAAGAAAGTTGGTATCTCTGTAATCCCGCCATTTGGTGCAATGGTCAGTAACAAATGCTGTAAGTTCTTTGTCAGCCTCGGTAGGCTGATAAAACTCGTTTTGTTCTAACTTGACTTCTTTGTCTGTTGCCATAGTGTTACCTTATAGATGAACCGATTGTATTTGCAAAGGGGTCGGTAAATGTGGGGGATGACTGAACTGTAGTTTTAGGGTAATAACCTTGCTCAAGAATAGAGTCTGCATTAGTTGTTAATGATGATGCTGGAACTTGCTGCTCAACTAATTTGTAGTTACCGCCTAATGTTGATTCGCCATGTTGCTTTGCATAATCTTTGCTAATAGTTACCCAATCACCAGAATTTAATGATTGTTGTTCTACATTCTTTGGAACAGCACGATAAACAGTAACTGTTGCGTTTGGGTTTCCTTTGACTTGCTGGAAGACACTTAAAGCCTGTCTATCTAAATTTGGACTTCCAGTGCCAAAATACTGCAAAGCATTTTTCCCATAAATATCTTCACCAAATGAGGGTATCAGATTGTCTAAAGTAGATGCACCACCCTCAATCGTTACTGGTCTATGGCTTGCCATGTATTCAAATGAAGATTTACCAACATCCTTAATCCCCATACCAACAGGCATACCCTCAGTGGCTTTAATCATTCGACCAGCAACCCTACCAGCTACAGGCGCAAAAGGCGCAACAGTCATTAATGCTTCAGCAGTCTCAGGGCGCATACGGGTAGTACCGCCTAGACCGCCAGCACCTGAGAACAAAGACTCACCATAGGATGCCCGTTCAAGTGTTTTAGGGATGCCAGTGCCATAAAGGAACTGTGCCGTACCCTGCATCTGCTGAGTCCTTTCAGGCGCACTCATGTACTGCAAAGGCAGATTCACAAGGTCAGAGAACAATCCCAATATGGGACTTCTCGGAGTTGCTCTTATCTGATCTGCCATTTAAACCCCGCTAATGATGTCGATTGGTTGCCACTCGTCTTCATCATCTGCCTCGAAATATGAGGTTATAGATAACTGATCTATATAACTTAAAGAATCAGGTAGATCATCCTGCACCCCCTGAGATGGGAACATCAGCAACTGATCTAGGAACTCTGTCCAATCCTCATCTTTATTAAGCACGATTCTGCCATGCTCAAACCTTCCTTGCAATGACCAGATTATACGATCTGACTTCTTCTTGTTTCCATGCGTCAAATCTATGATATGAGCATATATGTTCGATTTTCGCATTAAATCACTCAAATAGGGAAGCACCGCATTCTTCAGCGCCCCTCGCTCAATCCCAATGCTAATAGGCTTGTAGTCCCGAATAGCCAGCAAGATGTTAGCCGCCGTAGTCCGAATATCCCATCTACCATGTTCAATCTTCTCCACAAACCACTTGCCATCCTCAGTAACCTTAACGATAGATATAGCCGTTTGGTCTAACCGCTTCTTGGAATTGGCAGCTTGCCTAGCCACTTCCTCAAACCCCGCCAAGTCAACCGCAATGAAGTATGAACCCTGCTCTGGAGTTACCCCGTACCGAATCCACTCCTCTTTGAATACATCGCTTCCCGCATTATCGAAAGATGCCATATACTCCTGTTTAAAGGCGAAACTTGAAAGGGTCTTCTTTGCACTTTCGATTTCGCTAGGGTCTATTAAAGGATTATCTTTGGTCGTGAAATGCCAACTTTTCCAGTCAGAATCTGTCTCCTCTTGCCCTAAGTTATACAAGTCGTAGAACCAGTTCCTACCCTTGGGTGTACCGATAAACATCGCTCTACCACGCTTGTCAGACAAAGACGCTCGTATCACCTGTTCCCAAGTCTCAGGCTTAATGTCAGCTACCTCATCCAGTACAGCGTAAGTCAATGAGACTCCTCGCAATGTGTCGGGTCTGTCGCTTCCCCTTACATATATCTTTGCCCCATTAATCAAGGTAACTTCCATGTTATTCACATGGCTAGACTGAATAATCTCTCGACCTACATCCAACAAAACATCCCACACAATCTGTCTAGCCTGTCCCTGAGTAGGGGCGACATACAGCACCGCACTACCAGCAGGGCAACTCAAACCCTCAATCAATAGCGTAGTCACCGCCAACCTCGACTTACCGCATCGCCTACCAGCCACGACAACCTTGAACCTCGTCTTGTCGGCATAGACTTCCTGCTGCCAAGGCAGTAGCGCAAAGTTAAGGTCAGCCATTCTTAGCCTCTATGTCTTCTATGTCTTTGGGTTCTTCTTCTATTGTCGTAGCCACTGGTGCGCCTATGCCCGTGATATTAATGGTGACTGCACTCCTCTGGCTCTTATCCTTCTCAAACATAGAAACAGGGAGTGTGCGGTCTACACACATCTTGATAGCTGCCATCTGTGCGGGGTGATTGTCATTCAACGCAATGGAGATCATCTTCTCGACAACATCCTTACCACTCGACCTGATCAGCATATCCTTCAGGTCTTTGATGCGCTGGTTGTCGGTCTTGGGTAGGGCTAGGTCGGGATTCCTTGCGTACTCTTGAATCTGGCGCTTTAAGCCAAATACCCCCTTGGGTCTGCCAGCCTTCTTCTTCTCAGGCTGCTCAACTTGAATGTCGTCAATCTGTTCTATGTTCACGATTGTCCTTGGGAGTTGTGGGCGTGATAGGGAGGGACTATAGCAAATTAGAGGTCAATAGTCTTTTTTTTCGTAGCGAGAAGTGGGGGGGTTGGCTTTTTTTCTATTTTCACTTTTTCAGGGGGTCGGATGCTCCCACAACTTTGACCGACCGACCGACCCCCCTCCCCCCATCTAAAAATCGCCGAGTTATCCACAGGCAACTGTGGATACTGTGGATAACTTCTGTAAGTCATTGATTTTGCTAGACATTTTTTCTATGCTTACAGATCGCTTACAAAATCGGTTTTATACAACATCCATTATGTTAACTTTAAATATCTAAAAGTAGTACAGGCATCTGCAAACTGTGACGGGAAATGAAACCAAACTGGGGAATTGTGGATAACTTCCTGTCCGATCTGTGGATAACCTGTGGATAACTTTTATATTTCGCATTCTGAAAAGGATTTCTGGGCGGCTGCTGGAGAGGGAGAGAGGCGGGTGG